AGCTACACAATAGAGAGGACCTACGCATACAGACCAGACCTACTGGCATATGATCTATATGGTTCACCGAGACTGTGGTGGGTGTTCGTGCAACGTAATCCGGACCAACTGGAAGATCCCATATACGATTTCAAACCGGGTGTGACCATACAGTTGCCCAAGAAGGAAACTCTTCTTAAAGACCTGGGGATTTAATCATGGCTAAAAATAAAAGCCTAGAGAAAAACATTCGATCATCAAAAAGCACAACGTCAAACATTAAAACTATTGATGATCAGGCCAACTCTAGATCAAAGGCGATCAACGATAAAATTAAAAAGAATTTCTACGACAACGATGCCAACTTCACTGCAGGTGGAACAACAGCGGCAGATTACAACGCCCAGGAAGATTATCGTAGCAGACAATATGATAATTCCGATGGCAGGACCACAACTAGCACAGATGACAAAAAAAAGCAGGTAGTTGACATATCAGAACCCAACCAGTTGTTCAAGTATGCCTCGTACAATGTGCTGTTCACACTGAGTGCCCTGAACCAGGCAGAACTTGAAAACACCAAATTGCTGTTGCAATCGGCACCGCATGACATAATTGCCAGGAGTTCGGGCATAGGTCCCGATGCCAACAGAACGACCACTAATGTCGTGGACGAAGTAGGATTGACAGGTGATCCTAACGATAAAATAATCAACTCCCCTGGTAATGAACGGTTAAAGGGTGCCTTGGACAAGAGCAAGGCGACACTGGGCAAGAACAGAGACATATATTTCAAAAGCGTGATTATGAATGCAATACCAGGACTGAACGAGAAGAGAAGATTGACAGGGGTCACGCAGATCAAGATAGAGATGATAGAACCTGCTGGGATCAGCCTACTAGAGAAGATCAGGGGTGCGGCCATCAACAACGGCTACCTGGACCATCTGGATGCACCGTTCCTGTTGACTATGAACTTTGCAGGATTTGATGAACTAGGAAACCCAATGCCAGACAAGTTGAAAGGATCACTCGATCGTAGGATACCAATTAAGCTAACCGACATGGACATGTCTGTCACCAGTGCCGGCACGTCATACACCCTGACAGCGATACCAATGGGTGAAAACGTATTCGTGAACAGATACAACTACCCCAGGACCACAGGCAAGCTGTCATTGACCAACAACAACACACTGGGCGGTGTGGTAAAAGAACTTGAAAAAGCACTGAACAAACAGAATGAAGACGAAAGAGATGCGGGACTGATACAACATCCAGATGTGTACGAGATATCCATAAACGAAAAACTGAGGCCCGGAGTGACGATCAATACTTTCTCCATAGACCAGGCAGGAATGTTTGTGACACAAGGTTCTGGACCAAGCAACCAGGACTACCTTAAGTTCAATCAAAACAATGCTGTAACAAAGATACTGGAAGAGATAATGAAGGGACACCCAGATTTCACGGACGACAAATTCGATGAGTTCTTTGAGAAGAACAAGGGAGACCAGAACCCTGTGTCTAATTTCACACCGGCCTATGACTTTGACGAGGCACCCACGGAAAGTTTCTATTATGATTACTTCAGGATAAAAGGCAGTGTGGTACCAACATCAAAATTTGATGAGATAAGGAACAAGAATGTCAAGAAACTCATTTACACAATAGAACCGTACAAGGTACATGCAATGTCCTTGGCAATACCGGGTGCCAGCACAGGACAAGCATTCAAGAACTTCGTACACAAGAAATACAACTACATATTCACGGGAGAGAACACTGACATACTGGACCTAGACATCAAGTACAGGGTGGCCTACTTCCAAAGCAGACTGAAAGATGTGGAAGCCAGCGACTTCAGGAAGAATACTATAGTCAGTTCGGAAAATGTTGGTAAAGCAACAGGTGGATCAACTGCAAGGGGACTGGGCAGTGACGGGAATCTTCTCCTCAGCTCGGAAGTTAGTGCAGTCAAATCAGGATCGGCAGGTAAGACGGGAGGCACGTCACCGGTGCTGGACGCTTTCCTTGATTCACTGACACACCCATTGGCGGACATGGTAGTGGTCAGGATGACCATACTGGGTGACCCGGCCTATCTGGGCCAGTCACAGTTCATACCGCCAACCCCAGAGACATCAGCGGACGGAACACACAGAGACACAAACATGGATTATTTCCACGGTTCCCCGGACAAGGTATGGAATAGTAAACTGCACTGTTTCAATGGTGATCTGGCAGAGCCAGTGGTGATGCTGAACTTCAGAATGCCAACAGACATAAATGATCAGACAGGTGTATATGATATGCGTAGTGACCAGTCAGCTGAATTCTCCGGACTCTATAGGGTAGTCCAGGTAGAACACAACTTTGAAAGTGGTCGATACACAAACTTACTGACAATGACCAGGTTCAATAACCAAGGTGTTGATATATCTGATCCACAGACATCAATATCAGTAGGTAATAAACTGATATCAACATCAGAATTCAAAGATTTGGCCGAAAAACTAAGGTTAGGCCTTATAGATAACTTAACTAATACTGTAAAAAGAAAATTCAACGAAAAATTATCAAGCATACTAAACAAATAAAATGGCACTTAAAAATTATTTAAAAGGAGACGCATCGACATCCAAGGCACCGGGCAATGACCAAGACTGGTCAACTGCCAATCCGGGACCATACTTTGGCATAGTCAAGGGCAACTCCGATCCAACCAGGATGGGACGACTGTCGGTGCTTATACCCAGTCTCGCAAAGGTAGACTCTAAAAATGTTACAGAGAACCAGCTAGTGACCTGTGAATATCTTTCTCCTTTCTACGGAGCCAAGGATGCCCAAAAAACAAAGGGTGCATCAAAGGAGTACAAAGACTCACAGCACTCTTATGGTTTCTGGGGAGTACCGCCTGATATTGAAACAAAAGTTCTAGTGATATTCGCAGAGGGCAAAATGGAACAGGCCTATTGGATAGGTTGCATACAGGAACCCTACACCAATCACATGGTACCGGGCATAGCATCGAGTACCAAAACATGGGACAAGACCACAGGACAACAGGAAGGCCCTCCCGGAACGAGCCAGTCCACGGTTGACAAATTACAAACATACGGATCAGATAATGTTCCTGCAGGAGAGCTCAACAGGAGAACCCCAGGAGTACTAGCAAGCGGAAATTACGAGGGGGAGTCACTGCCCATACACCCATTCGCTGAAGTACTGGTCAAACAGGGACTGAGTGCAGATAACATCAGGGGTAACACGTCAAGTTCGGCACGTAGGGAATCACCCAGCCAGGTATTTGGTATCAGTACACCAGGACGTAAAGATACAGGAACAACTAAAGAACAGGTAGGACCAAAGGATTCGGGAGCGACTGACTACGTCGTGAGGACACCGGGCCACACGTTCACCATGGACGATGGAGCCGTTGACGGCACAAACCAACTGACGAGATTGAGGACGGCCTCCGGACACCAGTTGCTGATGCATGACACCGACGGCATAGTTTACATAGCCAATGGTTCGGGTAATGCTTACATAGAGATGAACCGGGACGGCAGGATAGATGTCTACTCGGGAGTGGGCGGGATAAACATCAGGACACAGGGTGACTTCAACCTACACAGTGATGCCAACATCAACATGCATGCCGCGGGATCCATAAGGATGAGTGCGGAGACAGACATGATACAGTCAGCGGACGCTATGTTCAACCTCGGACAAAAAGGAATATTCAATGCCTCACATGCAGGATCTATAAGGGACTATGCAAGGGATGGATTGTCGTCATTCACAGAAGGTGTGCAACTGCATGGAGCCGGTGGAGCAATACACCTGGCAGGATCGCAGGTACACATGAACTCAACAGGTGCGAGCTCATCATGGGGACCAACATGGTTGACCACAGACAAGGTGGGATTGACACCTCGAGAAGAGGGAGACGTGGAACTGATCAGGAAGGGCATAGAACCACTGCAATCCTTCACCAAGAAAACAAAAACCACAGTACACAGATTCGTTACGCACGAACCCATGCCGAGATTCAAGGCTTTCACATCGGAAGGACTTCTACCGATAGGCGGAGCAGATAATATCAAGCAGTGGTACAGGCTTTCCAGCACACCAGGCACGGTGGAGTACATGGAACAGCAAAATAGATTGTCCGATAAACCACCTGTCAGGTCTGGACAGGCCCAGGCTGAGATGGAAAGAATACTTAAGGAAAGGATGGGCAATTCGACAAGTGCTATCAAGGCACGAGAGATATTGGCAGAGGTTGGTAGTACATATGATAAAACTTTTAACGTGATAAACCAGGCCAAGGGGGCGTGGCCCGAGGTAGAAAGCATATCCAACAGTTTAAAGAACTTCAATGTCAATGACACAATAGCCAGTGTCAACGCCAATGTAACGACACAGCTGACCAACCAGGTGATAGAAAAAATATCCGGAAACGGTGCGGTGCAGTTGTTCAAGGACAACGTGTTCGTCAACAATGCCGGACAGTTGTTCTCACTGGGCGGCAGTAGCGTAGGAAATGTTTTAGATGAATTTGGGACAAGTGGAAACGTGTATGGCACAGGTCTAAATGACGTGTTGAAAAATGTACAGGGCATAACAGGAAACCTAAACATAGGAAACATAGGATCAGTGGCAAACGACATAAGCACGGTCACAAACGTGTACAAGAATGTCTTGGCAGGTAACATCACAAACGTGTTATCGTCATCTAGCATAGCAAGTACGGCATCAAAATTCTTCCAACACAGCGGTTACGGTCCCAGCTTCCAGGCGTCGGGATTCTCCACGTTGATGAAGTCGGTCGGGGGCATCTCTCTCGGCGGAACAGGATCTTTCGCAACATTGGGTTCGTTGGGAACTGCCATATCCACTAGTAGTATTGGAAAGGCCATAGGCGGTTTGTTCGGAGGCGGAGGATTTAAATTAAGTGATATCAGACTCAAGGAAGACGTACGATTAGTTGGCAAATCACCCTCGGGCATCAACATATATTCGTTTAAATACAAACATACTGATGGAACATACGAGGGTGTGATGGCACAGGAAGTTCCATGGGCGAGAGAAATGACAGACACAGGATTCTACATGGTAGATTACAGCAAAGTGGATGTTGAATTTAGGAGATTGAACTAATGGCATACGGTAGCGGAGACATAACACCAAATCTGAACAAAGGTGAAGTGACCTTCAAGGGTTTCAGTTCACGTGCAGACAAACAGAACTTCAAATTATATGACTTCGAATGTGCCAAGCAGGATTTGATCAACCGATTATCTATACGTAAGGGCGAGAGGGTGGAGAACCCAGAATTCGGTACCATAATATACGATGCACTGTTTGAACCATTCACAGAAGCACTAAAAGATGCTATTATCGATGATGTCACAGCCAATCTCAATGCAGATCCACGTATAGCCACAGAGGAGATACTAGTAACAGAAGCAGACAAGGGCATAGCCATACAGGCAACTATAACGTATGTTCCTTTAAATATCACCGAGAAACTGAGATTCAACTTTGATGAGAACTCACTGTTGCGTCTATCTTAATACACGCACATTTCCTAACACATAAATATCGTTGTATATACTATGGCCACAACAGATAGACAGAACAGATTACTTGTAGCGGAAGATTGGAGAAAGATCTACCAGTCATTCCAACAGGCAGATTTTAAGAGCTACGACTTCGAAACACTTAGAAGGACCATGGTGGCATATCTACGTGAGAACTACCCAGATGATTTCAATGATTTTGTTGAGAGTTCGGAGTATGTTGCACTTATTGATCTGATAGCTTACGTGGCACAAGCACTTTCTTTCAGGGTGGATTTGAATGCTAGAGAAAACTTTTTAGAAACGGCCGAAAGAAGAAACTCTGTATTGAGATTAGCGAGACTGATCAACTACAATGCCAGTAGGAATCAACCAGCGACAGGACTCCTAAAAATAGATTCACTTGTAACAACACAGGATGTTAACGACTCGTCGGGAACTAATCTCGCAAACAACACAATAATATGGAATGATTCAGCGAATTCAAATTACAGAGAACAGTTCACAACAATTTTAAATGCGGCAAACCAGACAGGACAACTGTTCGGGAAACCCAGGGAAGCAAACGCAATAGGAGGTATAGACACAGAAGTTTATACACTGAGCTCCAATCAGTTAGACCTACCGATATTCAACTTTACCAAGTCAATAGGTGGAACCAGTAGACAATTTGAGATAGTGCCAAGCACAATAAACGACTCGGAATCAATATACGAATCTCCGCCAATACCGGGTTCGGGTTTGACTTATACATACAGAGCAGATGGTTCGGGTGACAGTTCGAACAACACAGGATTCTTTTTCCTCTTCAAGCAAGGAACAATGCAACAGCAAAATTTTTCCGTGGACACTGCCGTAACAAATTACATCAAGAGCTTAAATATTCCGAACATCAATAACACGGATGTCTGGTTGTACAAGTTAGACCAGTTTGGACAGTTATTAGAACAATGGAAGAATATACCTTCACTGTCAGGAAACAACGCAATTTATAACTCGCTGTCAAAAGCAGAACGAAACACTTACAATATTGTAACGAAAGCGAATGATACCGTTGACCTTGTGTTTGGAGATGGCAACTTCTCAAACTTACCATTGGGATCGTTCAGGACATATCACAGGACTAGCGACAATACCAAGTATGCAATACAACCAGCAGACATGCAGGGAGTGTCATTGTCAGTGCCATACACTGATGCCAATGGCGCACAGCAGGCACTAACTGTGACAATGAGTCTCAAGGCCAGCATCTACAACGCCGCGGCAACAGAAACAAATAATTCAATTAAAGAGAAAGCACCACAGGTTTATTATTCACAGAATAGGATGATAACTGCGGAAGACTACCAAGTTGTTCCACTATCAACATCGCAAGAAATAGTTAAGGTGAGATCTGTTAACAGGTCAGCATCGGGCATATCGAGAGCAAAGGAAATTCTAGATCCAACAGGAGCATATTCCAACGTGAGTGTCTTTGCCGAGGACGGTATACTGTATAGGGAAGAGAGCACACAGCAATTTACTTTTACTTTTAACAACAGAAGCAACATACAGTCAACGATTAACACATCTGTTGCAAAAAAATTAAAAGAAGCATATTCGAGACAGTTCTATTACTTAAATTATGAGACAAAAGACATAAGCACACTGACTGCTACATGGAATTCAACAACAACATCAACTAACACTAACACAGGATATTTCACATCAGGTGGAGCCCTTGTCATAGGAGATTTTGCAACCTCAAATTTGAAATTTGCTAAAGCAGGTGCGTTGATAAAATTTACCTCACCGGACACAAGGAAGTTTTTAAACGGAGCATTGGTTACATCAACAACAGAAAATTCTGAAGATAGATTATGGGCCAAGATCGGAGCAGTAAACGGAGATGGAGCGAATAGTGGGGTAGGGAATCTTGAGTCAGGATTAGGACCAATAACACTCAACAACATAGTTCCGGAAGGTTCAGTGATTAATTCAATAATACCTAACCTTACAACAACATTCTCAGCAACTCTTGAAGCAGATATAATCAACAGGATAGAAGCATACGAAGAATTTGGATTACGTTATGATGTGGACACAGAAACATGGAAAGTGATCACATCCACTAATTTAAGTTCTAGTTCTGTGTTTAGTCTTAGCAACACTAGTAGTACAGCAGGTACTAATTTAGATGCCAGCTGGTGGTTCAAGTTCGCCAATGACGGGAACACATATACAGTGACATACAGAAAACTAGATTACACATTTGAATCGGAATCACAGAACAAGTTCCATTACGACATTGAGGAAAAAATTTACGACTACAAACTAGGCAAGAGTGTTAAAGATACTATAAAAATTCTAAAGACTAACTCGTCAGTATCAACAGGTAATAGTATAGGTTATCCAATCACATGGCAGATTGTGGACACAGTGACAGAAGCAGATGGATTCAGGGACAACAGAAAAGTTAAAGTAGGATTCTTCGATGACGACGACGATGGGGTAGTGGACAATCCAGAAATTTTTGATATTGTAGTAGAACCAACATTGTCAGAAGCTACTAAATTTGTATTTTTTGAGAAGTACATATCATATGATACCATAGAGAGATACAAACCGTATCCAGCAACAAATTTTATTGTGACACAGAATGAGTCGAGCATATCTCTTTCTACAACTGTATATACAGATAAACAATTATTTTATTTCTATGATGTGGATGAGGATGTAATTAAAATATACAGTTCTACAACAAACACACTTACAACAACAACAGATTATCAAGCTAGAAGAGGTAGAAGTTCAATTAGTTTCCAGTATAAACATAACGCCGGACAAGATACTAGGATCGATCCTAGTGTGTCTAACATAGTTGATGTATACCTATTGGAAAGAACATACGACAATCAATATAGAATATGGTTACAAGATGGTGGATCTTTACCAGCCCCTTCAACGTCAGACCAATTGAGGATATCGTACGCAGGAATACTTGATCCCATGAAATCATTGTCAGACCAGATCATATACCATCCAGTGAAATACAAGATATTGTTTGGTACAAATGCAGACGAAGATCTACAGGCAACATTTAAAGTTGTTAAAAATACAAAAACAAATGTTACAGATGCAGTAATCAAAACAAGAGTGATTGCCGCAATCAATGAATTCTTTGCGTTAGACAACTGGGATTTTGGAGATAGTTTTTATTTCACAGAATTAGCCGCTTACATACACAATCAACTTGCTCCAGACTTACTGACAGCAGTTATTGTACCGAATCAATCAGGACAGACATTTGGGTCTCTGTTCCAGATCAATTCCGCGGCAGACGAAATCTTTATCAGTGGGGCCACCGTTGATGATGTTTCAATTATTAGTGCATTAGGAGCCAACCAATTGGCGGCATCCGGCACTGTGGTTACATCAACATCAACTGTAACGACAAGTTCGACAAGTTCGACAACAGGATCAGCAGTGTCAGGCTCTACTACATCAGGTTCGGGTTCAAGTTCAAGTACCGGCAGTAGTGGGGCAGGATACTAATGGCCGACAATACAACAAACTCATTAACCAATAACGAAGTTATCAAGCAAGGTAACAACGAGTACAGAAGGACTGTACAACATCTACCCGCATTCTATAGGACAGACACGAATCAAAGATTCCTTGCTAGTACACTAGATCCTCTAGTACAAAAAGGGTCATTAGAAAGATTAGATGGTTACATTGGTAGACAGGATGCCTACACTAGATTGATAACGGATAGATATCTGACTGCCACAAATAGAGATAGATTTGCATACCAGCTGGAACCTGCTGTCACGTACACAGACAGAGATACTACTTCTATAAATCCTGAAGACCAGGTCAAGTTTACAGGAACGTATGATGACTATATCAACCAGATCAAATATTTTGGCGGCAAAGTAGACAACCATGATAGGCTGAACAAGGAAACTGTATACGGGTGGAACCCAGCAATAGATTATGACAAACTGATCAACTATAGAGAATACTACTGGATACCCGAAGGCCCAGGAGTTATTGAACTTGATTCTGTAGGCCCATCAGCAGTGGTAGAATACGACGTGGTCAATCTTGCCAAGGGTGCTTACAATTTTGGTCATAGACCGGGAGAAAATAATCCTATAATAAAACTTTATAGAGGAAACACATACAAATTTAAAGTCAATGCAACAGGACATCCTTTCTGGATCATGACAGAACCGTACAAGAGCATGGTGGCGGAAGATGGTTCAACATCAACAGTACACTCAACTGGCGTAACCAACAACGGGGTTGACTCTGGTACAGTGACATTCACAGTCCCACTTACTGGCGGCCCTGATACACTGTACTATCAGTGTGGTAACCACGACGCCATGTATGGTATATTACAGATCAGAGCTATAAACACACTGGCAAAAATTAATCCCGAGGATGACATTATAGGTGTTAAGAATTACAGCCTGAGAACATTAGATTTATCCAATGGTATGAAAATTAAATTCACACCAGGTCAACTAGAGCCGGATTCAACATACCTAAACAAGGAATACTACGTAGAAGGTGTTGGCGATGCAATAACGCTGACCGATATTGATGATTTAATAACACCCGGCAGTTATGCTACAGAAGGCACAGTACTTTATGATTCTGTAGGGTATGATTCAAGACCATATGCAAAAGCATATTACACCCCGAACACACAAGATTACATAACAATAAAGAGGGATTCTCGAGATCAAAATGCCTGGTCGAGATATAACAGATGGTTTCACAGATCAATAATAGATGAAACAGCAAGGGTAAGCGGATACACCCCAAATTTGGAAGAAACAGACAGAGCCAAGAGACCTATTATAGAATTTGATTCGGGCCTTGCACTTTACAATCACGGAACAGTTGCTAAAAGATCAGTAACACTGTACGACACAGTTACTACAGATGCTTTCAGCAGTGTTGTTAACCAGACAGGGTATATTGTTGACGGGTTAGCATTGGCAAACGGAATGAGGATTATATTTGCCGCTGACACAGATCCTATAGTGAAGAATAAAATTTATGATGTAAATTTTGCAACAATAGGAGGAGCACAGGTTATTTCACTGACAGAAGCTTCGGCCGGAACACCATTAAACGACGATTCAATTTTTGTGGAATTTGGAACAGTAAACCAAGGGAAGACTTTCCATTACAACAGTGCAATAACGGCCTGGACAGAGTCACAGCAGAAGACAGGAGTAAACCAACAACCGTTTTTTGGAATGTATGACAACGACCATACATCTTTTGACAACGAAACAACATATCCAAACTCTTCATTTGTTGGTGCAAAAGTTTTTGAATTTGCAACATCAGATACAGCAACAACAGACACAATACTAGGAATCAAAGTAAAATATAATTCAATTAACAATGTTGGCGATATTGTGTTCAACTCAGATCACACGTCCGGAACATTTACATACAAGAGTGGAACAACCACTGTCACTAAAAATTTAGCCGAAGGGCACCTGCACTACACAACAGCCAGGGCAACGCACAACTCCAGAAGTGCTTGGGTCAAGAGAACAATCGAGAACAAACAGCGAGTTATCAGGACACAAACAGTAGATGACACAGAGAAAAAGTTGTTCCCTATAGACTTCTACAAAAATTCTGCCGCATTGACTGACCTAGAAGTTTCTGTATTAGTTAACGGCTCTAGGAAAACAATTACAACAGATTATACTCTCGTTAACGGAACATCAAACAAATATATAAAATTTGTTAACGAATTAAAAGTTGACGACCAGATCAGAATTGCCGGTTACAGCACTGCTGATAAAGTCGACAGCAAGGGTATATATGAAATACCTGACAACCTATCAATAAACAGTCTGAACCAACAGTTGGGAACATTCACATATGGACAGATATTAACTCATGTCAGAGATATATTTGACAAGAATCAGGATGTAACAGGAGATATACCTGGAATGTCTAATCTTAGAGACAAACCAGATGCAAGATTAAAGGGTGGTAGCATACAACAGCACGAAGGCCCTTTGCTTCCAGCAGTGTTTGGTCTCATTGACCAAGAATCCAACGTAATGCTGGCACTGGATCATGCCAATATGGAATATGAGAAATGGTACAATGCATTCCTTACACATGCTGTAGGAACTGCATATGAAGGAGTAGTTGCAGACAGGGTCGACGAGATCATAAAAGCAATAACGCAAGGCAGAAATTCATCTTTTCCATGCTATTACGAAGACATGATTGGTTGGGGTGAAAACGTTTCTACTAGATCATATACTGTGATGGGTATATCACAAACTGAATATGCATTAGACTCACAACATAATGTAACGACACCAAGCAACAGGGCAGTATATGTGTATCTTAATAATGTACAGCTTTTGGTCGGAACACAATATACATTCAGTACAACAGACGACAGTATTAACATACTGGCCACACTAGCAGAAGGCGACAAAGTTGTGATCAAAGACTACGCAGATACAACAGGCAGTTACATGCCATCTACTCCAACGAAATTTGGAATGTATCCAAAATTCAAACCAGAATCTTTCACAGACGACACATACATAACAAACCAGACTGTGATCAGGAAACACGACGGCTCTATTATCAAGGCATATGGTGACGAGAGAGACAGCCTAATATTAGAACTGGAGAAAAGAATTTATAACAACTGCAAGACTGCATATGACAGTACACTCTTAGATTTAAGTGACGTGAACCCAACAGCATTCTCATCAACAGAATACACACTGTCAGAGATCAACGATATAATGGGTGTAGATTTCTATACCTGGGCAGGCAGGAACAATGTACAGTACATTAACAACACACAATTTGTTGAAGGGTCACCGTTCACCTACAACTATGCTCTTTCCACTAGCAGAATTACAACAAGCGAGAAACTCCCAGGCTACTGGAGAGCGATATACCATTATTACTACGACACCGATGCTCCGCATGTAAGACCATGGGAGATGTTAGGACATTCAGAGAAGCCGACCGATTGGGAGACAACATACGGACCAGCACCATACACATCAGCCAATGATGTTCTTTGGAATGCAATAGCAACAGAACCAGGCCATTACGGAAAACCAGGAATACTAAATCATCTACCGGTTGATGCATCAGGGAACCTATTGGATCCACTTGCGGCAGGACTTGTGGACAACTTCGACATACCGGGCAGACAGGCTTCTTGGAAGTTTGGGGATCAAGCACCAGCAGAAACATCATGGAGAAGATCGAGTGCCTATCCATTTGCTGTGATCAAGCTACTTGCATTAACGAAACCGGCCAAGTTCTTCTCTAACTATTTTGATCTTTCTAGGCTGACTACTAACGTTGCAGGGAATCAAATTTCAACAGACACAGGAATAAGAAAAACATTAGCAACTGCCAAGTATCACCTAGAGACCGTAACAGACAACGCTACAGGTATTACTACAAGATATCAAACAGCAGGATATCAAAACTTTGTTGTGAATTACTTGATCTCTAGAAATTTAGATCCTGCGACATTCTATTACAACAAGATGAAAAAACTAACTGTGCAATTGGCATACAAGTTGGGAGGATTCACAGACAAAGATAACATTAAAATATTAACAGATTCTGTATCTCCAGGATCAACTTCAGGATCTAAATTTGTAGCAGATGAAAACTACAAAATTTTATTCAGAACATCAAATCCTGTTGAGAGTTTTAACTATTCGGGTGTGTTGATAGAAAAGAATACAGATACTAGCATTGACGGATCTACACTACTAGGCGGATACAAGGTACTAGGTTATTCCACAACCAAACCTTATTTCAGATTCAACTATCCTATAAAATCTACTAAAGGGAATGCAGTTTCTATTGAAGGAGCAATACCGGTACTACAGTACAAAAGATACCAAGAAGCCACACAAACTATACCATATGGATATGTATTCACTACTATTCAAGATGTTGTGGACTTTCTGTTTGGTTACGGACATTGGTTAGAAGACCAAGGATTTAAATTTAACAAATTTTCAAATGAAATAAAAGAAACTCTAAACTGGTCAAACGCAGTACGAGAATTTTTATTTTGGACGACACAAGAATGGGCACCAGGTTCAGCAGTAACAGTTTCACCAGCCGCAGATGGATTTGAGCTAGACACAGACAATTCAATAGTTGGCAAGTTAAGAAATTTAGCAGGAGACTATTCAGTGCTAGATGCAGGCGGAAGGAAGATAGACATTAGAGACATATCCACAAAGAGGACAGGTAAAACATTTGAACTGGGGATCAAATCACAGGATATAGGTCTGTACAACATAACACTGAACACGGTACAGAAGGAACATATCTTGTTGTTCGATAATAGCACAGTGTTCTCAGACATAATATATGATCCATTCACAGGGTTTAGACAGAATAGATTAAAAATAGTAGGTTGGAAAACAGCAGGGTGGAACGGGGACTACTACGCACCGGGATTCATGTTTGATTCTGCACAAGTAACATATTGGTTGCAGAACACTGACTATAAAATAGGAGACACAGTAGAAAACCAAGGAAAATTTTATGTTGCAACAGTAAATCATAATTCAACAACAACATTTGATTACGCCAATTGGATTTTAAAAACAGAGAAGCCAGCTCCACAACTAATTCCAAATTTTGACTACAAGATTTCACAGTTCAAAGATTTCTATGAATTAGAAACCAACAATTTTGATGAATCACAACAGCAACTAGCACAAAGACTGATAGGATATCAGTCAAGGGATTACTTAGAAAATCTTTTTGTTAACGATGTTTCGCAATACAAGTTCTATCAGGGGTACATCAGAGAGAAAGGAACACAGAACGCCATAGACAGACTGACAAAGGCCAAATACGAAGGCGAGGACATAACTCTCGATCTTTATCCGGAATGGATGATCAGAACAGGAAATTTTGGAAATACGGATTCCATAGAAAATATTCAGCTAGTACTACGTGACAACTTAATAAAAGCAGATCCACAGAGCATTGAACTAGTTGCCACAACAAATGACGAAAAGGAATACCAGAGATCGATTTCTGTAGATAAGTCTGCACTATATTACAAACCTGTAGATTATACTGCATTAACAACTTTCTCAAGACTAGATTATTCAAAAGAAGGAACAGACAGGAACACTGCACAGGTCTACAAGACAGCAGGGTATCCACAACTGAACCAGGTACAGCATACTGCTTTTAACATAACTGATCTTTCTAACCTAGACATGAATGCCATAACGGCAAATGATCTTGTGTGGGTAGCCAATAAAAGTAACAACGACTGGGACGTTTTGAGAATAACATCATCTGGATACAAGATTGCAGGACTTAAAACACTCAATGATGCAACACAACTAGAGATAACATTCACAGGCTCACATGGCCTGTCAGCAGGCACTACAAGCACAAGAGCTGACTACTTTGGGATATCTAACAGTGAAGAACTTACACTAAACGGAGTGCATCTGGTATCTAGCATACCTGATTACAAGACTGTGATCATAGATTACACGGGCAATACAGCATTCATTCCATCATTAGAAGACGGATCAACATCAGACAGTTACGGAAATGTTTATAAATTTATATCTGTTAGATTATCATCAATGAATAATGTAAATGATCTTATAAGTTACGCAGACTACAATGACAAGGACGATGCTATTGAAAAAGAAGGCGACAAGGTTTTTGCAGACGCAGACAGCTCAGGACTGTGGCGTGTTTATGAGAAACAGGATCCATACACACAAGGATTGATACTATCTCCAGATTCAAGCACAGTAAACCAGGAGTTTGGCCACAGGATAGTAGCAAGGAACGATGGACGTACAGTCATAATCTCAGCCCCAGGCAAAAACGAAGGAGAAATACACTTCCTTTTTAGAAGCTCGTCGGAAGCAGGGACACTGTTACAGACACAGTTAACAGAGACAATGACAGACAACAATGACAACACCGGTAGATTAGGTGATTCTTTGTCGATGAGTACAGATGACAACTTTGTTGTAGCAGGTGCACCATACACAAATACAATAGGATCGGATGGCAGTACTAGACAGTTAAACGCAGGACTAATGAAAATATATGTGTGGGATCCATCAACATTTAAATACGGTATCCTAAGTACTTTAACTCCACCAACCGATGGATCAAGTGCAAATGAGGATCTTAACTTTGGATGGGCACACAAGATTTCAGAACCCACGTCAGCGTCAGCAAGAAGCACAGCACAGAAATATCTATTTGTTTCAGGACCAGGACACGATGGTGATCAGGGCAGGATTTACATGTACACATGGGGAATCGGTGCAGACGGTTCAACGTATGACACTTGGACACAGGATTACACATTAGAAGCACCAGATGGTGGTAGCGGACAAAGATTTGGACATAGACTAGAAGCCAATGACAACGGTGACATACTGGCAGTCAGTTCACTGGCTCCAGGTAATGCAGGTAAAGTAGAAATATTTGTTAGAGCAGGATCGGCTAGCGATGGTAGTTCACAAAACTCGTTCACGTTAGTACAAACATTGACAGGTGTTGCATCAGATGGATCAACGATAAACACAGCGTTTGGAGAATCTATCGCAATGAGTAAAGACGGAACAGCACTTATTATAGGAGCCCCGGGTATAGATAGTACCGAACAACCAGATGCCGGAGAGGTATACTACTACAAATGGAATGCCGATGCATCGTCTAACACATACACACTACAACAAACTATAAGTGCACCTGGCACACAGAGCAACATGAAATTTGGAACGGCGCTAGATATCAATCAGGACGGAACTAGACTAGTGATAGGTGCAGAAAATTTTGCAAGTGCTAGGGAAATAAAATTTGATAGTGGAGAGACAACATTTGATTTACAAGATACAACAATAGTTGATCTGAATACCGGTTCAGGTGGAGCATATACAGCCACAATGTACAACACTAAATTTATACTAGATGATAGTTTAATAGCAGGTAATGTGTCAGAAAATGACGACTTCGGAAAGGGTGTCTGTATGATAGACAACTCGGTGTTTATTGGATCACCTAAAGATAACGGTAATATAGACGTTAATGATGGAAGTTCTAAAATAGAAAATGACGGAACAGTCAACCGTTACGATCTAAAAGTGAACGGGGAGTATGCATGGCAGAACCTAGTAACAGAAACAGCACTAATCGACATAGAGAAACTTGGACAGGTTTTTGAGTTTGACAGTGGCAGTAAACAAGTACGTGATCACTACAACATGTATGATCCAGTCAAAGGCAGAATACTAGGTGTGGCTGATAGAGAGATTAATATCAAGACCACATGGGATCCAGCAATATACAATTCCGGAACAATTACAAACACCAAGACACCGTGGGCAGAGGAGCACATTGGTGAGGTATGGTGGGATTTATCTAAAGTCAAATGGATATGGTATGAACAAGGATCACAAGAATACAAAGTTAATAACTGGGGTAAAATTTTTCCAGGCTCTAGCATAGATATTTGTGAATGGACAGAATCAATATTTCTGCCAAACGAGTGGAACTTAAGAACCGGAAGAGAGCAAGGGATAACAGGAACAGCACTGTATGACGATAATACGCAGTACACTGTGATGCAGAAGTACAATTCGCTTCTAGATACATTTGTAGATTACTATTACTACTGGGTAAAGAACAAGGCAACAGTACCATCGAGCAGTGTGGTCACAAGGAAGAACTCGACCGGATATGTGTCAAACCTGATAGCAAATCCACATAGTTATAATTTTAAATATTACTCGATAACAGATACTAACAAATTGATTATTAATAATGTTAACAATTTAGTTGACAACGCCATAGTACTCAATATTGATATCAGGACAAATAATTTTGAAGGAGATTCACACTCGGTATGGAAACTAGCTAGAGAAGGCGATAAGGACTTCAGACCGGGCATACAGATAGAGGCACGTTGGTGGGATTCACTGATAGGTAAGAATGATACAGGTGATTCAGTACCAGATCAAAATCTTCCAACTAATCAACAATACGGAAATAATACAAGACCTAGGCAAAGTTGGTACGTGGATAGATACTCAGCATTGAAAGAGATAATTGATTACTCTAACTCAATGTTAAAGAAACAGCAACTAGTTGGACAGATCAATCTTACTAACCTCGATGCCAAAGAGCCGGAACCTACTATTCAGAGTCTTGAATGGGATCAGTCAGTGGATACATACGCCGAACTGACTTACATCAATACAGCAGACACATCAGGAACTGTGAACTATCTTGTCAAGGCAGACGAAACTGCAAATGGATTCTGGGCAATATACAAATGGGATGGTACAGAATTCTCAAGAACAAAATTACAGACCTATAACACTTCAACTTATTGGAGTTACACAGATTGGTACGGAACTGACCCTGCAATACATGAGATGCTTCACAGTGAAAAAACACCTATAGACAAACAAGTGACATTTGAATACGAGTTAGACACGTTGGACATGGACATAGGAAAACATGTGAAAGTCACAAGTGCAGACACAGGTGGATGGAAACTGTTTATGAAAACCGTTGCTGGTTGGCTCAATGTTGGAACAGAGAACGGAACGATAAGGCTATCAACTAAACTTTACGACTACTCCCAGGATGCCACAGGGTTTGCGGGTAATGACACATTTGATGACAATTTCTTTGACCAGGAACCGTCCATAGAGACCAGAAATATTTTGACAGCACTGCGAGATGACCTTTTTATAAATGATCTAGCAGTGGAATACAACACATTGTTCTTTACAGGACTAAGGAAAGTATTAGCGGAACAGACTTACGTGGATTGGATGTTCAAGACATCGTTCATCAATGCCAAGAACAGTGTCAGAGCTCTAGACCAGAGAAAGACATATACAACAGGTACTGACAGTTGGATAGAGAGTTACATAAATGAAGTTAAACCTTTCCACACAAAATTAAGAGAATACAAATTAGGACATACAGGCACAGAAACACATGATGGTATGTTCACTGACTTTGATAGTCCGACATTCTACGATGTAGAAACAGGCAAAATCAGAGCTTTAAACGTTTCCTCAGACACTGCTAAACTTACAGAATATCCATGGCAGATGTGGAACGACTATCATAAGAAATATGTTTCATCAATAACTGTTGGCAACGGCGGTTCTGGCTATACTAGTACTCCAACAGTTACAATAGTAGGAGGAACAGTGGCATCAACGGGTCCGTTCCAAATACTGGCAACAAGTTCAAGTGGTTCAACGTCAGGCAGTTACGGTTACTACCATCCTCTGTTTAGCAGTGAAGCACAGGCGAAGATATATGATTCACAGGACGGTGGAGCAGGAACAACAAACAGCTACACATTTGATGGGTACACTAACACATTTTATGGACCAAGTACAACTATTGTGCCTCAGTCAACAATTTCAAGTGCATTTAAAATGTACACGACTCCTACCACAACAGCGGCAACTGCCACAGCAACGGTGAAAGATGGGTCAGTTACACAGATTACTGTTAATGGGATTGGAGCAAATTATACTACGACACCTAGGGTGGTCATAACTGGAGGTGCAAGTGATGGATCTACACCTACGGACACAGCAAGAGCATACGCAAATTTAAACAATGATCTAGTTAGAGATTTCAACACAACTATTAAGTTTGATAGGGTGTCGAGTACATCAAGGGTAACGGATTGGACGGCATCTACTAGCTATGCATACAATGATTTATTTAGATACAACAATCAACTTTACAAGACAACATCAGCATTCACGGCAACAACAGATTTTGATGACAACATTGGCGATGTCTATAAGGTGTATGGAGACGAAACAGGACTGACTGCCGCGGACAGGACCAAAGGATTCTACACACCAGGATCAGGAATGCCGGGCAACGAACTAGCACAGGTAATGTCGGGTGTTGACTACGGTGGAACAATGGTAACAGGATTATTATTCACACAGGAACAGGGTTGGGACAAGGCAGGTTGGTATGACTTCCCATGGGACAATTATGGTGACTCTAGGATACAGGCATTTAGGGCAGATGGATTATCAACATTATATACATTTGACAAAGCACCATCATCAACTGATGTGTATCAAGTCTACATCACACATAACGACAGCACAAGAAGAAAACTTTCTGATGTGTTCAGAGGCGATGGATCAACAGTAGAGTTTAGAATAAGTGAACTAGCTGACGAAGATGCCTTGATTGAATTTATACCATTTGATGATGACGGAGTGTTAACACCGACAGACGACAGGACACTGGAATCAATAGTACAGGGTGGCCTATTTGGATCAGCATTGGGTCATGCACCTAGTGACATTTTACTAGAAGGAGATGATTTCATATCACCAGACACCAGCTATGCTCCGGAAGAAACAGTACCAGGACAAATGTTTGACACACTGGACATAAAGGTTTACACATCTCCGGAATCAGGAGTGCCATTTATATCTGAGAGAAATCACAGAGGTGACGGAACTACATTAACATTCAGCATAGGTGACTATCCAGGAACACTGGCATCAGTAACAGTTTCTGTGAACGGTGTGGTTAAAAAATTAACAACACACTACACAGTCAGCGTTGCAAACAAGACAATAACATTTACATCAGCACCACCGGCCAACAGTGTGGTCGCTACTAGAGTTTTTGCAATAAGTGGAGAGAATTACAGGGTGCTGGATCAGTACACAGGTGACGGATCAACCGCGACTTACACAACAGGCACTAGGGGTGAATTCAATTTGGACTCCACAGTTTCAGACATGTACATCACTGTAGATGGTGTACCTACAACAGCATTCACAACTACAACAACTGCAAACACGATCACAGTTACATTTAATACGCCTCCGACAGCAAATGCATTTATACAGATAGCAGGGTTCAACAAGTCATCAACATCAACAAGAAGTTTTGCAAGTATCAGGAACCAGGCGATCACATATGATGGTAGTACAGATAGATACACCCTAACTTATCCACCTGGATCGATAGGACCATTGTCAGGACTAACAATGATAGAAGCAAACGGGAAAGTTCTAAGAGGCCCGGATGTTAGTTACTATCTGGGAGACGGAACAACTGCTAATTTTAATTTTAATCCACGGTCGACTGTAGGAAATGCTGGAATACATAGAACAGCAGATATATCAATTGAGACTACTGACACAACTACAACCTCCGCGGATGCGGCAGGTACACCAGGAACGGATGATATTTTAGGTGAAGATTCAACAATAGATCCTACAAAGGTCGTTACAAGTGTTTCGCAGATAAAGATACATGTAAATGGAGTAGAAAAGATACTGAACACTGACTACACAGTTGATCTAGGAAACGGAATATACACAACAGATATATCATCAGAATCGTCTGACACAACTACAACAACTTCTGATGCCGCAGGACAACCAGATCTGATAAAATTTGTTACTGCACCGGAAAGTACAGATTTAATCGCTGTAACAACAATAACTGACAACCATTACTACAACGAAGGATCAGATATAATATTAGATGTAGCACAACTGGCATCAGATGGACAGACACTTACAGCCAATGATGTATTGTCTGTGACAACATTTAACAATGCACTTGGAATGAAGCAGAGAAGAGAAGTGCTAGAAGGAAAAACTAACGGAATATTTAAATTGAGATTTGATCCACTGAACGCAGGATACACTTACGTGTGGTTAGAAGGAGTACAACTGATACAGAATTTTGATTTCACAATGACCGGTAACACAATAACAGTAGTTGGCAAGACGATAACAAAATCGGATAGATTAGATGTGATGTACTTCGCATTAGACTCTGCAACAGGTGCCACAGGATTCAGAATATTCAAGGATATGTTGAACAGAACTTTCTACAAACGTATCTCTAAAAATTCAACTACATCTTTAGTTGATGATCTAGTTGAAGGAAATAGCACAATACAGATTAAAGACGCAACATTATTACCTGAACCTAGCATAACAAATAACATGCCAGGTGTTATCTTTATAGATAAAGAAAGAATTGAATATTTTACCAAGTCTGGAAACACGTTGGGACAACTAAGACGTGGAACCCTTGGAACAGGAATTAAGGACCATAGCGATGGCACACTAGTGGTAGATGCCAGCGGAACTCAAACTATACCTTATGCAGATACAGTGTACACCAACACCTTCACAGGTGACGGTAGTACTTTTGCGTTTGCACTATCACAAACCCCAGCCTCTGCTAGTGAGTTAGACATATTCATTGGTGGCCAACGATTGTTGCTTACTAGCGAGGATGGATCAACTATTAACTACTCTGTGGACGGATCTAGCACAACAGTGACTTTAAGCACTGTACCGGCTGACGGAACACAGGTTAAAATCTTACACAAGAGAGGACAGGTTTGGTATACAGCATTAGGCAGTAATCCGGCGGATGGTAAAGGCTTACAGGCTTCTACCACTCAACAAGCTAGATTCATAGCTAATGAGCCAACAAACTCACCTGAATAAATACACTAGATGACAGACCAACCTAAACAGAACGAACATAAAGAAGAGAACAAAAAACCTCAGGATAACACAGGTGTTATGATGACAGGGCATATTAAGATTTTTGACCCAGAGACAGGAGAAGTAATTGTTGATAAAAGAAATGCAATTCACTACGAGAACATGTCCCAAGCATTGGCCAATTCGTTGGCAAACAAAACAACAGGATTTGTTCATGAAATGTCATTTGGCAACGGCGGAACAAGTGTTGATCCTACAGGTATTATCACATATCTAACACCAAACTCTACAGGTACAAATGCAACTTTGTACAATCAAACATATTATAAAGTGATAGATGATAATTCTGCCACTAATAAAGACACTACACGGAACAAGATGGAAGTCAGACACACAGCAGGTAACAAGTATACAGATATCGTTTGTACTTGCACACTGGACTACGGTGAACCCACAGGACAGGCGGCGTTTGATAATACAACAAATTTCAATGGTGATTATGTTTTTGATGAATTAGGATTAAAATCATGGGAAGGAACAGAGAACGGCTCAACAAACAAACTGTTGACACACGTTATATTCCACCCGGTACAGAAATCGTTGAATAGATTGATACAAATTGATTACACTTTAAGAATTCAAAGTTTAACAACTTTCACTGAAACAAGTTCAACTGCATTATCGACATCAAATACTGTAAGTGGAACTACATCAGGCGGTAACACAGGATACTAAAAATGGCGTACACTGTAAACAAGTCAAACACTTCGGCATCACCAAACCTGTACACGGTACAGGACGGTGTTGTGAACACTCAGACTGATCTTTCATTCGTAGGAAAAGGCTATGCAGGTTACGGAGAAGTAATTGCAGAGAATTTCCTACACTTAATGGAGAATTTCGCAAACACAACAGCACCAACTAAACCAATAACAGGTCAATTATGGTATGACAGTTCTGTTAATAGGATGAAGGTATATTCAGGAACTTCATTTGTACCATCGGGTGGTAATGTTCCATATCAATCACAGGAACCTAATTCTGCTACACAGGGAGACATATGGATTGATTCTGACACAGGACAACTTTACTACTACAACGGAACATCTTCAATATTAGTAGGCCCACCGAGTGCGACAGGAAACACAAATGGATTTACATACAATGCAATATTAGACTCATCAGATGCAACACAGAATGTTACTAAATGGTTCAATGACGGGAACCTGATAGCAATAATATCAGAAGATACATTTACACCCAAAACTACTTTATCTGGATTTGCAACAATTAAAAAAGGTATAACACTGACTACTGCAATAGCAGATACAAAATTTCAAGGTACAGCAACAGACTCAGACTCACTGGGAGGAGTAGCGGCGGCAAACTATCTAAGAGCAAATGCCAATGATACAACATCAGGTACACTAACAGTTGCTAATGATGGTGGTGTAAAGATTGGTGCAGACAGTGATTTAACTATATCAGTTGAATCCACAGGTGCAATTATTTCAAATATTATTCAAGATACAGACATCACATTCAAAGTCAATGATGGCGGAACAACTACTACATTAATGACATTAGATGGATCAGCATCAAGGATAGGTATTGGAACAACAACGCCAACAACAACACTAGACGTTAATGGTGCAATTAAATCAACATCAATCACAGCGACAGTAACAGGTAACGTCACAGGAAATGTAGCAGGAAACTTAACAAGCTCAGGTGCCAACACAATGGGTACGTTAGTAATGAATGGTACGGTAACGTCAAAAGCAATATTACCGGTCGATGATGCAACATATGACATAGGATCATCTAGCAAAGGATACAACACAGTGCATGCCAAAGCGACATCGGCACAGTACGCTGACTTGGCTGAGATATACGAAGCTGACTCGGAGTACGAAGTGGGCACAGTTGTTATATTTGGCGGTGAGAAAGAAATCACAGTTTCAAGCATGGGTGCAGATCCAAGGGTTGCAGGAGTTATATCTGGTGATCCGGCTTACTTGATGAACAGCAAAGCAACAGGTCAAGCAGTAGCATTACAGGGCAAAGTACCTTGCAAGGTTGTTGGACAGATCAGCAAGGGAGATATGTTAGTTACACACTCACAATACCCAGGTGTTGCTAGAACAAGCATTAATCCTGCAATGGGCACAGTGGTAGGAAAAGCACTGGAAGAATACAATTCAACCGAAATAGGCACAATTAATATTGTGGCTGGAAGACTATAAATATAAACAAATGGCGTACACAATTAACAGAACAGACGGATCAGTAGTAACTACAATCACAGACGGTACAGTAGATAACACTACGTCGGTACAACTTTTCGGAAAAAGCTTCTCAGGATTTGGGGAAGGCCTTAACGAGAACCTTGTAAAACTACTAGAAAATTCAGCATCAACATCAGCACCAACGGCACCTTTAAAAGGCGAGCTTTGGATGGACACTGCTACAGGACAGTTGAAGGTGTATGACGGATCAGCATTCAAACCCACAGGTGGAGCAAAATCACAATCATCGGCACCAACAGGCGCATCGTCAGGTGATCTTTGGCACGATTCAGATGATGATCAACTTTATGTTTACACAGGATCAGCATTCCAATTAGTTGGACCAGTTTACACAGCAGGACAGACACTTTCAGGTTGGAAGATTGAAACACTAGGAAGTTCGGGAGGAAACAAAGTTGTTTCATCAATGTATGCAGGAAATACTAGGGTAGCAATACTTTCAAAAGAAACATTTACTCCAAGTGCAACACAGTCAGGCTTCTCTTCGATCAAGGCAGGATTGACACTTAACTCAACACTGGGAGCAGTGTTCGAAGGAACAAATACACAGGCTTCACAAGTTAACATATCATCAACATCAAATACTTCAAGCACAGTTATTGCAGGTGGAAACTTTTTAAGAGCAGATGCGGCAGACACAACAACAGGTGCACTGACAATCGATGCCAACGGTGGTATAATTGTCGGAGGCTCACAGGAATTATCAGTAACAGTTTCAGACAACGATGTAACGATTGCACAGACATCAGAAGATAAAGATTTAAAATTCACAGTGAACGATGGAGGCACAACAAAAACACCATTACAACTTACAGGTGCAGATGGCGGAATTGATATCACAGGAGATGTAACTATTACAGGTAACCTAAACGTTTCTGGAGAATATGAAGCAACATCAACGGTGATCAACACATTTAATGATGCATTTCTCAAACTTAACAATGGCAACGGGGAAACAGACTCAGGACTTATTGTTGAAACAGGCGATACTGATGATGCTAGATTATTTTATGACGTTTCAGAAAATTTTTGGTCAGCTGGACATGGTCAAAGTTATTCACAAGTTATTAGATTAGCAGACTGTACAGATGACGGAAATGCAAACAAAGGCACAAAGGGATTGACAACAGATTCATCAACAGGTAACTTAAAGGTTACTACACTTACTTTGAACGCAGTAGGATCAGTATTAACATCTACTACGAGTACAGACGTACCAAGTATAGGACAGGTAGTGACTTTGTTCAATAGAATTAATAAAGTTGAAACATCAGCACCTTCAGCCTCAGATGGCAACAACGGAGACTTCTGGTTCGTAAGGGAGGCATAATCCCATGGTAGCAGTCGTTAAGACATTCATTTACTCAGGACTACTTAATAAGTTAACAATTCCACCTGGAACAACATCCATTGACGTACACCTTTGGGGTGGCGCAGGAGGTGGCGGAGGATCAGATGCAGGTGGATCAGGCGGTACTGGTGCGGCAGGACATCATGTATCATCTTCGACTGTATCAATATCATCATCACAGATAGGAACAGTTATGCAAGTCGCAGTAGGCGGTGGTGGAGCAGGTGGAACATCTGGAACCAGTGCGGCAGGCGGAACTAACGGAAAAAGCATAACAGATTACTCAGGTGGCCAAGGAGGTGCGGCAGGACCCAGAGGTAACTCAGGTTCAGGTGGCGGAGGCGGAGGAGCCACAGTTGTACAGATAGATGGGACAGACATTGCCGTTGCAGGCGGCGGTGGAGGTGGTGCAGGTGCAGGGGCAGGATCAAACGGAACGTCAGGAATAAACTCAAATTCAGCAACATCAAGAAGCCCAGGAACACTGGGGGAAGACGGTGCGGGTCACTCTGGAGACGGAGCAGGCGGAGGTGCCGGGGGTGGCGGAGTAGATGGAGGAATTGGCGGAAACGGTGGATCCAATGACAATGGTGGTACAGGCGGTCGTTCAGGATCGAACAATGCCGCAGGTGGATCAAGTTCAGATGGCTCAGGAGTTACACCAGGCGGAACATCGAATGCTTTTTACTCGGCAGGTATAGCAGTAGGTGGCGGAGGAAGTCAATCAGGACAGAATGGTAAAGCAGTTGTTGTATTCAATGTAAGTGTACAGGCACAGTACAAAGTAGCAGGTGTATGGAAAAATATTAATACTTTGTTTTACAAAGTATCTGGTACATGGAAACTAGTCACAGCAGGATACTACAAAGTAAGCGGAGTCTGGAAAGCACTTTATAATGCAGGAATTAATTTTGTAGAAACAGCGGCAGGATTTGGAAACTCAAACGGTAACACGACTTCGGGTACAGCAGGATCAGGGCCTCCTATAGCACAATCCGGTGGTTGTTTCATAGCAGGAACAATGATCACCATGGCAGATGGTTCATTTAAAGCAGTAGAACAAGTAGATATTAGAGACGAAGTTGCAGTTGGTGGATTTGTATTTGCAACAGGTAAATTCTTAATCGAGGATCTGTTTGAGTACAAAGGTATTAAGGTTTCAGGAACACACATGGTCAAAGAAGATGGCACATGGACAAGGGTGTCAGACAGTAAGCATGGCAAATCATTGGGAGATGATGAACACATAGTTTACGTATTTGGATCTGAATTCAGAAGAATTATTATTAATGGTATAGAGTTTACTGACTACTTTGAGATAGATGAGAAACAAAAATTATTGTCTATTGGCGAGAAATTTTTTGGTATTTGGCAGGATCATGATAGACAGACACTGGTTGATGATGTTACAATACTAAACAATGATAGATAAGAGTTTTTATTACGGCCAACAGGGTGACTGTTTTCTACAGTTAGAAAAGCATTTCGAGGAAATAGCACACGAATTCAAATCACAACCTAATAAAGTATTTCTAAATCCGGAGGACTTTTCGAACAGCGTTAGGGGAGACCCAAAAGATTACACAGACAAGGACAAGTTTTATCCAGGCGATACAGATCGTAAAGGAGATTACGTGCAGGGCGAATGGAAAGCATTGGGTGTAAGTTCAGGGGCATACGAGGGGCAAGAATTTAACGACTATCCCATGCTGTACAGCATCCTGAGGAAATTTCCATACAAGACGAACGTAGCTTTTATGACGGTTGGTCCAAGCACAAAAATTGGCAACCACAAGGACAGTGAAGGCGGCTGGAGATATCAACTTTGCATAGATGATGGTGGCGGGACTGACAGCGGCATGTACTACATGGATCTAATGACCAAGAAAAAAGCACAACACACATGGAAATCTGGAGATGCATTCGTCTTTCAACCAGACCTACAACTACACAACGGATATAACAACAATCCAAACGAAAGAACCACATTGTTGATTGACTTTTACAAGGAATCACTGTACACTAAAGAGAAGTTTGAAGCTTATTACCAACACTACAACGATGAGTTCGAAGGTTTGGAAAATCTAGCAGATGTGTATGAATCAAGGAAACAAAAAAAATAAGATTGCAATAGTAGGACATACCAGAGGGATAGGTAAGGCCATAGCTGATCTATATCAAAAAAAGAATTACGAAGTCATTGGATTAAGCAGTAGCAACGGATACGATCTAGAATGTAGCCAGTTAGAGATAATGGAACAGATGGACGACTGTCAGCTGGTTGTACTCAATGCATATGCCGGGAGAGGCCAAATGACCCTGTTGAAAAGAATATACGGCAAATTTGTTTTTGAGAACAAAAAAATTGCAGTGGTCACAAGTACATCAGGTACACCCATAGGAGAAGACGAAGACTTATTGGATCCCGAGTATGTGGAATACTGCAAAAATAAAAAAAGTTTAATAGAATACATAGAACAATTACAACAAGAACTACTAAACAAGCCACTGTCGGTCTATGATATCTGTCCGGATGTGGTGGACACAGACATGACAAAGGGACTGTGGGAAGACCTACCAAAATTAAAAGCAGACGAGGTTGCTGAAGCAGTGCGTTACTGTTTCGAATCAACGTTCAACGTTAACAAGATAGTGATGCAAAAAAATGTTAGTTAGAGCCTGGGACAGAGACAAGGATTATGACACACTGGTCAAGTGGTGGAATGACTGGGAGTTTGGTGTTGTGCCGAAAGAGTGCTTGCCACCGGACGGAATAATAGTGGAAGTGGACGGAAAGCCTGTGTGTGCTGGAGGACTGTACTTAGGTATAGGAACAACGTTCTCCTTCATGGAATGGATAGTCACGGACAAGACAGCAGAACCCCGGAATGTACATAAATGTTTGAAATTGTGTATTGACGGCATAATGAAGCTGGCAAAGGACAGGGGAATGAAACTAGTGTACACTGCCACGAAAGAATCAGCACTACACAAAAGATATGAAAAATACCACGATATGGTTCTTACGGAGAGCAACGTCAAGACCTTCCTGAGAGACCTAGACGGATCGTATTCAGAGGATTTAACCTGGATCTCAGACGATGAGCAGATTGAAAAGCATAATAAATAAGCATAAGGAGACATTTAAATGGCAACAAAAGAAGAAGTAGCAGATTATATCAATAACAATTATGAGTCGGTTTGGACTGATGCAGAGCAAACATCAATTGATGAAATGCTTACACCAGAACTTGCGACTATATTAATTAAGTTAGTAGGAGATGTTAGTTTCTTGACAGAGGTCAGAGACAACGCATCAAACTAGTAAGTTATGGCATACAAGATTAACAACACATTTGGGACCTTATTGGTTACTCTGGCGGACGGAACTATAGATGTCGCCACAACTGACCTTACGCTGATAGGAAAAGGTTATGCGGGGTTCGGTGAGAAGTTAAACGAAAACCTTGTCAAGATGTTGGAGAATTTCAACAACACCATAGCACCATCAAACAGAATTCAAGGTCAGCTTTGGTTTGACCAGACTAATAAACAGATTAATGTTTACACAGGAACAAAATTTAAACCAGTAGGATCAACAACAAACTCAACAACAGCACCTGCCAATGCGGTACAGGGAGATCTATGGTTTGACACATCTAACACACAGTTGTACGTTTACAATGGCACAGCATGGACCTTGATAGGACCAACAACAGTTGCTGGATCGGGAGTGACACAGGTTGTTTCAGAAGTAGCACCAGACAATACAGGAGTTAACCAATCGTATTTGAAATTAGTAACCAATGATGCAGTTGTAGGTGTGATATCTAACCTAGCATTTACACCAAGTTCGACAGACACAACTTCAAAGGCACTGATCACAGCAGGATTTGCCTCAGTGGCACAAGGTTTACAATTATCAACTTCGGTAGCAAGTGCGAAATTTAGAGGAACAGCAACTAACTCTGAAAAGTTAGGCGGAATTGCCGCGGCCAACTATCTAAGATCAGATGCCAACGATTCTACAAACAGTTCATTTAGTATTTTAAATGATACAGGATTAATTTTAGGTGCAGGGTCAGACGTTACATTTAGTTTATCTAGTGACAACTTGACTATAGCACAGACGACACAGAACAAGGACATAATCTTCACAGTCAACGATGGTGGTACAACAAAAACAATGATGACCATGGACGGGTCAACAGGATTACTTGAACTTCCGACAGTGGGTGATCTGAGGGTCAAAGGAAATCTTACAGTTGACGGAACACAAACGACATTCAACACAACAACATTGACGGTAGAAGACAACATCATAGAATTAAACAGAAACATATCTAACAATGCTGGAATGCCAAAATTTTCAGGTTTGAAAGTGAACAGAGGTGAAACCTCAGATACCGACGAACAGGATTTATTCTGGGTATGGGATGAAACTTTTGCGGATGACGGAACAACAATCCATGGTAACGCGGGTGGTGCCTGGACAGCATTTAAGTCAGGTGGAGGACAAGAGTTGTCCGCCGCAACACTAGTAGACATCAGGGCAAATGTTGTACATGCAACAGCAACAGCGGCACAGTACGCTGACTTGGCAGAACGATATGCCACAGATACTCCGGTAGAAACTGGAGAAGTGGTGAGCCTGGGAGGAAAAGAAGAAATAACGAAATGCATGGATGACAAATCTGATGCAGTTTTTGGTGTTGTCTCAGATCATCCAGCATATTTGATGAATTCAGAAGCAGGCAACAACGACACACATCCAGCAATAGCACTGAAAGGACGGGTTCCCGTTAAGGTTACGGGCAAAGGATCAGCAGGTGATCGTATTATATCAGGAAGCTACGGAACGGCACGTGTAGCACAGCCCGGTGAAGCGACCACTTTCAACACCCTGGGTAGATTGATCAAGGATAAATATAATGAAGAAACAGCACTCACAGAGTGTGTTATAGGAGTTAAATAGATTTATGGGATATGTAGCTAGTGAATTAATAAAAGATGATGAGTTTAATGCATTTGTAGGCAATTCAAGTTCACCATTCGGTATCAACCACACCTCGGGAACCGGTGCAACAGTTTACGGATTAGGTCAGGCAGAGATACCAACAGTAACAGGAGGCACAACAACAATAACAGCCGCACAATTCAACGCTCTTTTTGCCGCAATAGACAACATAGCGAATCATACAAACGATTCAATGACAGCAAGAGGTCAAGTTACATCAGGTGACACGATCTCAATCAAGTCGGCAGTAGCGGCAGACTTGGCAACATTGGCGGCTTCAGTAGCGGCAGGCTCGGTGAATGCAACGGCAATATCAGTAGGTTCGGAATTACAGAGTTCAAGATCAGCAACGAGATACGTGGGATCACACATAGTGGAACATTCGATCACGTTTGCCAACGCCAACAATGCCAGATTCTTCTTCAATGCAGGTGGCAAGATCAGGGTAAACCTTACAAGGGTAGGCGGAGGATCGGCGAACGGTTCAACAGCGACGGACAAAGATGATTCAGTTGATGAGATGATCACTGCGATGGGTAACTTCGACATAGCATCAGTGCAATCAACAAGATCAGGTTCAAGTGAGACACTGACCACAAACGGTTTTGCTGTTGGATTCCAGGACGTGACAACATCATACCAGACAGTGTTCCTACTGACACAGGCCAACGGCACATACACGTCAATGACCCTGAAAGGTGAAATCAAGGCCAACGCCACAGCAGGTTCAACAACAGTAATAACAATCAAGATGAGTTTGACAGATGCGGACAGTGGAGACATACTTTACACTGACGGTAACCTAAGCAGTGTTGACGTAAACGAGAACTTCATCGGTACTACAGACTTCGCAACCAAGTTGCTGTTACCAACAACAGCACAGGGATTAGACCCGGTGTACACACTTTCAGCTAGTGCTGAGGTGTCCAACACAACAGCATAATAATTTCCACCAGACCTATTGTGCAATTAAATATTGCATATGCAAGTACACATACATACTAAGACTGACGCACAGATAGAATGTCAAGATCTCGACGGTGAAACCGTAATACGTGGTTTGATATTTGATCTAGCACCTGGATGGCACAAAATAACAATACCCCTGTCTAGAAAAGATATCATCAAGATAGAAATAGGTGGTGCTGATCTAAGATATTTCATAAACTCCGGAC